TCGCCCGTTCCACTTTGTCCGTAAATGTCAGCGGTCATTGAGTTTATAGATACCATGGAATCACGGAGGGTACTTCCTGTTCCGTCGTTCGGTGCTGAGCCTACTCCTATTGCTATTCTTGCCATTTCTTATATTTTATTTTATATTCTTTTTTAAATTCTTGTTTGGTCAACCGTTATTAATGTACTGTCAACACTAAAACTTGTGCTATCACATGACAACTCTAGAATATCTTCCGTCCAACAAAGCGGTGCGGAAAACACGGGAATTGCATCTGTTGTATTAGCGGTATCACCCCAATAAGACGAACAGTATATTTTTCCCCAATTTATTGTATTTGCCATATTATATCAATACTTTTTTTTGGTTTTTGTTATATATGCTTTTTGCAAATATTGTTTTAACCTTTCTATGTTTACTTCTTTTGGTTTATAGTCGTTTCTTACAAAACCCATCCTTCAAAATTTGCGTTTTTGTCAGGGTATACATCTTCGTTTGAATTACTATAATATTCGGGGTACTTACTACTAGCGTTGAAAGACATATAATCTATAAATCTATCCGTATAATATTGTGCAATATCCCGTTCTTTTTCTATTAAAAAATCAACTTCTTCTTTTTCTACATTAGAAGCGTTTTCGCTACCATGTTTAAACACACCTTTGTTTGCTATCGTATAAGCTGCAAAAGGTAAATACTCAACCATTGCCCAGTGTATAATCATAGGTTTTACGTAATCCGTAACAAGTGTAAGGTAATCCCCCGCCAAGGTGCTTGCTTCTATATCGTCTTGTATCTTGTTAAATAAGTCTGAACCTAAATAGTTTCTTACGTGTATATCTTGTGCAATCTTTATGTATTGCAAAAACTTGTCACTATCTACGTTTCCATTTACGGAAGTAAACTTAACTAAATCTTTTCGTGTAATAAATAATCCTTCAGCCATTTCTTATTTGTTTACGAATCCTTGATTCGGCATATCTTTTGGTTTTATAGAGACCTTTGCGGGTTCTTTTGCTTTACTTGGGGATTTTATACCTTCAGCTTCTCTTTGTTGTTTGTAAACGGGTTTTGTTTTTGGGCTATTTACATCAGGTTTTATACCTTCTTTTGCCATATAGGTTTTTCTTAACCAATAATGGTGACAATTCCCTCCGCCCTTGTAAAGTTTATGAAAATTTTTACTTAACCAAATATTGTAAGTGTCGGCACCATTTAACCCCCAACCAGCGTTGACCGCTCTATTGCCCATAGATAAAATATCCTCTTTACGGTAAATCTTTTTAGCATTTACCATTTTACGACAAAACTCCCTTGAATTATTACTAACCGCTAAAGGGGCGTATTGGTAACGAACTATAAATCTTTTTTCGCTTTTGGTTTCACCATCTAAATCGGACTTTGCGTTGGGTCTAGCACTTCCCGTACTCGCCAAACCTATCATTTTATCCAAAGCATCTTCTTGTTCATAATCCACTTGACGTTCGTCAACAAGTTCCCATTCGTCTAAATTTTCATCTTCGCCAAATTCATCTAATAAATCAAACATCTTGTTATCGTCAAATTTGGGTGCTTGTTTAGATAACTTGTGTTCTTTACAAGGCATATACCAAGTCCTACCATCTAAGTTGTGGGTGTGATAACCTTTACAACCTAAATCTTTAGCCATTTCTTCTGCTTTTTCTTGTGTTGAATAAGCTAGTCTATCGTCTATTATTGCGGTTTCGTTATTTATTACTTGTGAAGCCATTTTAACGCCCGTTTCTTCCTCCCTCGCTTCGTTAGTTATGGCATTGTCGGTTTCAATAAATTCAAGCGGTTGTAGGGTCTTAAAATAAAGCTTTAATGCAATACCATTTACCGCTAAAATATCATCCATTGCGTTAATGATTAAATCTTGATAGGGTCTTATAGTTGTGTTGTGGAATAGTAAGGAAGCGGTTTTTATTTCGTCCGCATTATTACCAAGTCCATTATTGCTATCCCTAATACCTAATAGTAAAGGCGATGTAATCCTATGTGCTACCATTAGCTTCCCTATACACTCATTAGATAAGTATTCGTAATGTTGTGGGGCATCGGTTAGTGGTATATCGTCGACCGTTGTTTTGCTTTCAGCGTTATTATTAAAAGCTATAATTACTTTTTCGCCCCTTGAACCTGTAAGCTTACGCATTACATCGGATTTAATTTGTAGTTGTTTCTCTCGGTCAGGCACTCCGTTATTGAAGTTTACTACTTTAGTTCCGCTAAATCCGTTTTGTACATCGTTAATTAAGTAATCCGCCACTTCGCTTTCTAATTCCGCATAAGCAATACCCCCCATGTAGTCGGGTGGACAATAATAGTCGTAACCCGATAAATACCTTTTTACTATTTTAATTTCGGGTTCGCTACCGTTACCACATCCAAACGCTGCGATACGTAATGGTTTATCTTTTGGTTTTATTTTTGACCAATCATGAAAATAATAGTAAGCTTCTATTTTACCATCTTCGTTTGTTTTTTCCGCCCTTAATGTTTGTCGTGGGAAGTGTTCGGCTTTAGCAACCCTAGCATCTTTGTAAAGCACTTGGAAACTAGCTTCTCCTAGTAATTTTAAATCAAAACTTATTTTTCTAAGACAAGAATCGTTAAATATACCCCTAAGTGCTGCGTATTCGTTTGTTTTTGTTGAACTATCTAAAGCATCTAGTCCCTTACCGTAAATCATTTGACTTACACCATTAATAATTGCGTTGTTAGTTGTCGATTCAATGTAAAGGTCTATTAAGTAACTATAAAAATTGTTGTCGTCCCCGTAGTTTACCCAATCACGCTTTTTGTCTTCTTTGATTTTAGGTCTGTTATAAGACGATAAGTTAACTATATGTAAGTTATCCATTATATAAATATAAATTCATTTGTAGAACTTTGTTCCGTATATTGACTATTATTAACCGTGTAATCGGCAATAGTTTGATTTGTGCAAAATATCTTGTCCTTAAATACTACATTAGTACCCGATTTAATCGTAACCATGTAAAAGTTATCTTGCTTTACGCCAAAGATAGCATTTAGTCTATTGTAATATAAGTTTTCGCTAATAGATGTAACGTTTTGATTGTAAATTTCTGTATTAGTTTGTTCGTTTACTATCGTAACGTTATACGTGTTTCCGCTTGTAAAACTTCTTGGGATAAAATCCAAGTTTTGTGCCGACGCACTTTCTTGTAATATTGTCATATATATACAATAAGAAAACTTAAATTTTGTTATTTATAAAGCAAAAAAAAGGGCAGCAAATGCCACCCTTTCCAATCAATCAACATTACTAATTACGAATTAGTTCCCTCCGTCACTGTTACCGTTGCACTTGACATACCGCCAAATGGATTGGCAGCGGTTGGTGCTGATACAAAGTTTGCGGGCAACACTTCTTGCGATGTTAGCGTTAAGGTATAACCCGAAAGTTCTCCAAGTCCCGACCCCGTCACAATAGTACCGCCTGAAACATCCGCTCCATGTTCTAATCCCATAACAAAGACATTACCGTTGTAATCTTCAACTGCAACGTGTGGTCTTCCATAAGCGAGAAGTTTTAACTCTTTGTTATCTTCTTTAGTTAGTTTTTTAAGTGTAATATTTAAAGTTTGTTCAAAGAAAGTTGTTCCATTTTCCCTTGATGAAGTGATAGTTTGCTCAAAGCTACTTGTCCCTTTTAGTTCATATTCAAAGGCAGTAAAAGTACCACTCATGTCAGTAATCTCGTCGTTAGATTGTGTTACCGTTCCGTATCCACCGAAGTCCGTAAAATAGACTTTTCTAATTCCTCCAACTACGTCCTTACATGGTTCTTTTCTACCCGCTGTTAAGTTACACGCCATCTTTTTTTATATTAAAAAAGGGTAGGTAGATAATAAACCACCCACCCCTTTATGTTATTTAATTAATTATTAGTTAGCGGAGTTTGTGATACCGTAGGTAGTTATATCCTCGATAATCCCATATTGTACTCCAGCACTAAATCTCATCACAACTCTTACGTTGTCCGAACCGTCAAGGTCTGACATATCCAAAACTTTAACCTCGTTGTGGTCAGCTAGTAGACCCGTTCCAAAGAATAAGTTTGATTTTTCAGCAGCTATTGCTTTATTGTCAGCAAGACCATTAGCGACAAATATCTTTACGCCATCAAATGATAAGCTTCCGTTATTCCACCATTGTGTTCCTTGTGCGTTTGTACCCGCAGCACCTAAACCACTTGCACCAAATCCTCCTAATGCTCTCACATAGGCTCTTGCAATGTTTTGCG